TTCAGCCGTTTGGTGCGTTCGACAAAAGACACCGAAGAAGCTCAAAAGCTGCTCAATCTTGCGTTGGACATTTCAAGCGCAACGGGCAAACCTCTTGAAGCAATAGCCAACAGCTTAGGCAAGGCCTACGACGGCAACACAAACGCTCTTGGCAAATTGGGTCTTGGTATAGACCAATCTATTTTAAAAACTAAAGATTTTAACAAAGTTTATGAGTCGCTTCGCGGCTCTTTTGCTGGGTTTGCCGATCAAGAAGCGCAAACATTTCAGGGTCGCTTGGCTCGTTTGAATGTAGCTTTTGACGAAGCCAAAGAAACGATCGGTTTTGCACTCTTGCCGATTGTTGAAAAACTAATCACTTTTATCAACGACAACGCATTGCCAATCATCAACGCTTTTTCGAATTCATTCAGCTTGAACGGCAACGGACTTGGCGGCGTAATAACAAACCTTGGCAGCATAATCGTCAAGACTTTTGAGCCAATCCTCAACGGACTCATCAAAGCTTTTGGCTACGTCAAAAAAGCCATTGGCGAGAATATGGACGAATTCAAGACCTTTGCTGGGTTCATTGTCACTTACGTCGCGCCAGTCATAGGCGAAGTGTTAGGTGGAGCTTTGCAAATTGTTGGCAAAATCGCAGGCGCAGTCGTAGGCGTTATCGGCTCGGTCATCAAAGTCATAAACAATCTTATTCAAGGCGCGGTTGACGGTATAAATCTTTTAATCAAGGCCTACAACGCGGTGAATGTCGGTTTGCCTGATATAAAACCAGTTTCAGCGCCTTCGACTGGGTCACAGAATTATTCGAGCATTTCGGGCGTTCTCGGTTCTTCAGCGGCGTCAGTCAAACCTATGCCAACAATTACAATTCCAACCGTGACAGGCGCGAGCGCAGGCGTAGCCGCCGCTTCTACAAGCGCCAAAAAAGCCGCCAGCTCTCCAATTACAATTCAGGGCTCAGCTACAGAGCGCGCCAAAGAATTTTCGGATTATTACGTCACCATAAATCAAGGCATTGTCGGCGACCCTGAAGGAGCTGCACGCTCGATCGTTGACGTCTTAAATCGCAGCTCAAATCGTGGCGGCTTAGGTGCAGCGGCGTTGTTGTTATGACCCAATGGACACCCGAATGGTCTTTGGCCATAAATAACGTCAATTACACAAATTTGGCGCTCTCAAATTTGACGATCTCAACTGGCCGCACCGATATCTATTCACAACCCAAAGCTGGTTTTTGCTCGGTTGATATCCTCAACCTTGACTTGACACCGATCACGATTGACGTCAATGACGGCGTAATAATCAGAGTTAAAAATTCGGCTGGAACTTTCGTCAACCTTTTTGGTGGTGACGTGACCGACATTGAAACGCTGGTCACTTCGACTGGAACTGGCGGGGTCAACGAAGTAATAAAAATTACCGCTTTGGGCGCATTGTCTAAGCTCCCAAAGACTTTGACCGAAGGCGTACTTTCAAAAGATTACGACGGAAATCAAATTTATGACATTTTAAGTCAGACCCTTTTCAAAACTTGGGCCGAAGTGCCAGCTGCGGAGACTTGGGCAGGTTATGACCCAACGATTACTTGGGCAAATGCCGAAAATTCAGGTCTTGGAGAGATAGACCAGCCTGGCAATTATGAGCTAATGGCTCGATCTTCTTCGCAAACCGATATTTATTCACTGGTTTCAGGCTTGGCCACTAGCGGCCTCGGTTACTTGTACGAAGACGCTCAGGGTCGGATTGGTTATGCAGACAGCACGCACCGCAGCTCTTACTTAGCGTCAAATGGTTACGTGACCGTTTCGGCAAATGACGCTTTGGCGGCGGGTATTCGTATCATCAAGCGACTTGGCGACCTTCGCAATTACGTCTCAATCCAATGGCGATCAGGCACTCAGACAGCTTCTTCAGCTGAGTCGATTGCACAATACGGGCCACAAGCTCAGGCCATTTCAACGACGCTTCACAATTCGGCCGACGCCTTATCTCAGGCAAACTTCTATCTTGGAATTCGCGCCTTTCCACAAGACCAATTCAATTCGATCACCTTCACACTTGGCAATTCCGAAATCGACGACAGCGACCGTGACGCGCTTTTGAATGTATTTATGGGCTTACCTTTAAACATCACAGACCTTCCAAATAATATGATAAACGGCGGCTTTCAAGGCTTTGTCGAAGGTTGGTCTTGGCGTGCAGGCTACAACCGACTTGATTTGACTTTGACACTATCGCCAACCGCTTTCAGCTTGCAAAGCATGAAGTGGGAAGACGTTGGTGTCGCTGAGACTTGGAACACGTTATCGAATACACTTGAATGGATAGACGCCACAATCGTGGCTTAAAGGAGACGAAATGGCCACAACGACAAATTTCGGGTGGGAGACACCTGACGACACAGACTTGGTCAAAGACGGTGCAGCCGCAATGCGCACTTTGGGCAACTCGATCGACACTTCTTTCGTCGATCTTAAAGGCGGGACGACTGGTCAAGTTTTAGCTAAAGCCTCAAACACAGATTTGGACTATTCGTGGGTTGCACAAGACGACTCAAACGCTATCCAAAACGCCATTGTTGACGCAAAAGGCGATTTGATTGCTGCAACCGCAGCCGATACACCTGCCCGTTTAGCGGTGGGAACAAATGGGCAGGTTTTAACAGCCGACTCAACAGCTGCAACAGGTCTAAACTGGACAACTCCTGCTGGTGGAGATTTTGTCAGAATTGCAACTACCTCATTTACAGCATCAAGCGCAGTAAATCTCAATGATATTTTTTCCACAACTTATCACAATTACATGGTTGTCTTAAATATTACGGCTACATCTGGTACAGGTAATCTTCAGGCTCGTATGAGAGTAGCTGGCGCAGACAATACGACAAGCAATTATCATTCTGTTTATGAGTATATAGACTCGGCAGGAGCCACAACAGGATCAACAAAAACGGCAAGTCAAAGCTATTGGCAATTTAGTTTCATCAGCTCTGAAGAACTGTCGATTCCATTCAATGTCGCCATGCCTTTTCAGTCAAACAAAACTTCTGTATCTATACCGGCATTTATGGCTGGCATCACTTACAAGGTAACTTCCGCTGGATTTTTTAATGCAACGACGAGTTTCACTGGAATGTCTTTTCTCACATCAGCAGGCACAATTACAGGCGAAGCAATCATCTACGGAATGAAGAGAGCATAATGAAAATCACAGAATACTTTCACGAAACAGGCGAAACAATCAACCGCGACGCAACTCCTGAAGAAATGGCTTCTATGGTCGCCACTCCTACTCTCGAGGAAACTGAAGCAGAAATAGCAACTGCTAAAGCGGCTCTTCTTGAGCGCTTGGGAATTACTGAAGAAGAAGCGGCACTTTTGCTCTCATGATTTATCCAACAGGTACAGCCGCACAAGCTCTTGAAATTGCTAAAGGCGAAATTGGCACGATTGAAGAAGGCGACAATCTGACGAAGTACGGCAAATTTACAAAAGCCGATGGATTGCCTTGGTGCGGATCATTCTGCAATTGGGTACTGGCACAAGCTGGCGTTAAGGTTCATTCTTTAGTTTCAACAGCTGTCGGAGCGCATAAATTCAAGGAAATTTCACGGTGGCACGAGATACCGGCAATCGGTGATCTCGCGTTCATGGATTTTCCACACGACGGAGTCGATCGAATCTCCCACATTGGAATTGTCGCTGGCATCGATGGGAAGTCGATAGTGACCATCGAAGGCAATACATCCGGCAGCGGCGATCAGCGCAACGGTGGAATGGTGATGGTCAAGCGCCGCACGATTGGCAAGGAAGTGGTCGGCTTCGGTCGTCCAAAATATGTGCCATACAAAGGCGAATATCCAATCATCGAAGTCGAAGCGCCGAAGAAATCCATTCTCAAGAAGAAGGAGAAAAAGAAATGACAGAAATAAAAGCTCTCGCAGCTTCATGGGCGCGTTCATTCTTGGCAGCTGCAATCGCTGTGTACATGGCTGGAGTACAGGATCCAAAAGCAATCGCAGGAGCGGGACTCGCTGCGATTCTTCCGGTGGTGCTGCGTTACCTAAATCCCAACGACGCATCTTTCGGGTTAAAGGGGAAGTGACTCGAAAGCTACTTCAGGCAGCCTTAGCACTTAGCCTTACGCTAGGGCTGTCTGGATGTAGTTATCAGGGTTGGACACGTTATGAATGTCAGCTCTTCGAAAACTGGAAAGAGCCTGAATGCAATCCGCCACAATGTAAAGTTCAGGGAATCTGTACTTCGGACATACTTGGAGAAAACTTCGATGAGCAGCAAGCCGACCAGACGACTAACGAATGAACAACTCAAAGCAAGACTCATCGTCTTCATCGGAGTCTGTCTGGCGATGGTGTTCGCACTCTCAGTCTTGGGAATGCTTTACGCTCTCATATTCGTCACGCAGCCCATCGGGGCTCAAGCTCCGAATGACAAAGCTTTCATTGACATTCTCACGACGCTCACGGTATTCCTAACAGGAGCTCTCGGATCTGTCCTTGCATCAAACGGACTAAAGGATAAGCCGATCGAGAAGCCAGCCGACACGCCCAAAGACACGCGGGATTCTTGACGATGTCAGCTGATTCGGTCACTCTGTACGCAGGGAGCGAAGTTCAGTAGCTCTCTGGATCGGGAGCAAAAATGTACGCATTTCAGGAAGTGGCGATGTGGATGCTATTTGGAGTCTTTACAGGCTTCATGGCTGGATACGCTATTGGAAGAAAAGAAGGCAAAAGAGAAGGCTTTATTCGCGGCAAGGTCGCAGCTCGTAGAAATGTGGAGATCCGCTAATGGGATTCCTGGACAATTATGAGACTGTAAATCAAAAAGTAATTCGGCTGCATGCCACTTATCCGACAAATCGCATCGAGACATCGATCATCGATTGGAATTCTGAAAAGGGTTACATCCTGATCGAATGCCGGATATATCGAAATTACGAAGACGAAAAACCCGCCGCGATCGATTATGCCCATGGGATGGTCGGCGCTTACAACCCGCAAATGAAACGCTGGTATGTCGAAGACACGGTCAGCTCTGCAATTGGGAGATGTGCAAGCGTGGTATTGGGTACAGACACGAAGCCTAGTCTTGAATCAATGCAGCAAGTCGAGACGATGCCGAAGGCGTTTATCGAAGAAGATCTCTGGTCTAAGCCATTTGGTGAGGATGGATTCGCCACAGCTCAGTCAGCGATGAATGAGATACAAACGAAACTTGGTGGCGAACTTGTAGCTGAAGCGCCAATCTGCGCCCACGGTCACATGATCTTAAAGGAAGGCATTTCGCCGAAGACGAATAAGCCTTACCGCGGACATGTCTGTGTTGAAAAGGTCAAGGCAAATCAATGCAGTCCGATCTGGTACGAAGT